AATTGATTCAGGAAATTACATACTATTTGATGATGGTAGTGTACAGGCTTCTTTAAAATTAATACAAATGTGAAAGCATTGAACGGATAAATATAGCTAATCCACTTAATGAATCGGCAGCATCATCTTTTTTCATTGTTCCATTCTTTAAATAACTTGTAAATTGGTCATAGGCTTGTTTGTATTCCTTACTTTGGTATTCAGGATGAATAAATATAAAGTTCTTTATAATGAAACCAGCATCCATTAAAATACGTGTATGCTTGTTTGACGTAGAATGCGCACCTAAAATCATTATTTCTGGCATTTCTTTTTCAGCATTACGCTTGTACATTCCGCCCATTGAGTTTGTTTCTATTCTCCACTCCCTAACATCATGTTTTTTAAACATTTGTTTTGTTAAAGGAATAGTTACATCGCTAATATCTTTACTAAACAACCAATCAACAATATAAACATCAGGTCCTATGTTTCTGCCTATTGGAGTTGACGTGTTATCATCTCCAGCATCAGCAACATCGCTATAAGCTATTGAACTTTCAAAAACTAATTTCTCATTTGGGTTAAAATACCTTAATTCGGATTTTGGGAATAGCAATCCCTTTGCCTCAACTGGTTCTTGTTGGTATTCAGCTAACCATATAATCTCATCAATTTCGGATTTTATTTGTTCGTATTCTTGCGTTGTCTTTACATCTTCACAAAATGAATTTCCATTATCATCTAATGCTTTTATAACTATACTTTCATCATACCTACCATGCTCCATTTTAACACCTATAACGTCTTTTTTCGTCCAACGAGTTCCAATGTCAATAGTAGGGCAATCTTTCTCTAAACGACTTCCATGCGTTGCTTCTACCCATGATAAAACCTTTTCATTAACATTTTCGCTTAAAGCATCTTCTAAAGATTTATATAAATCATCTGTTATAGCTAATTTAGTTGCACCAAATCCTATGATAGTACCACCAACACCAGCCCCAAAATAACCTACCTGCCTTGATTCCTTCATGCTCCAACCATTAACAGACTGTTTGTCTTCTGCTAATTCTGAATTTGGAAATACCTCTTTGAATTTTTCTGATTTAACAATCCCACGTACATCGTAACTGAATTTCTCATACAATCTTGCCGTACAAGTATTTCTCATTACTGATTCAGTAGGGTGCTTTCCTAACGTCCATGCGCAAAATAAAGATGTTATATAAGATTTTCCAGCACGTGGAGGCATTGATACACTAATTCTTTTTGATTGTCCATTATGAATTCTCATGAAGGCATCTGAAACCTCCTTTAAAAATTCTCTTTTAGTAAAAAAGTCGTAATCATAAAATAGACAAAATTGCCAAAAATCACGCCTTGCCAGTTCCTTTTTTGCCTCGTGTATTATCTGTTCCTTTATGTCCATGCGCTAAAGTCATTAATTCATCAAAGGATAAATCGTTAAGTTTACTCGATAACTTTTCACCACCAGTAGTAATATCCTGTTTATCCGATAGCCCTAAATCTCTTGCTATAATATTTGCGTTAAATATGCCTGATGCTGCTCCTTCAAACTTTTGAGAATACATAACATTCTCTATTTCTATAATGACTTGCAAAAAATCTTTATAATCTGGATTAGTTTTATAATGCCTTAATTGTCCAACACCTAAGAAAAACTCTAATCCAGCCCATGTAAAAGCCCTTGCTTTCGGTATTTCAATCATTTCTACACTTGAGCCTTCACCAGCTCCATTTGAAACAACTTTAGCTTCAGTAACCATTAATGGATTTTCTACGCAATACTCAAAATACTTACAAGCCTCTTCCCATAAGATTTGAGGCGAACTAAATATTTTATCTCTCCCATGTTTTGACCTATTAAGCCAAAACTTATTTCCTTTAGGTGCTGCCATTTATTTAACTATTTGATTTCCAAAAGTAAATACATTCTATATCCATAATGCAAATATACAAATAATTATTTAATTGTAAGTTCCTGACCTGTTAAATCTTTTTGCTTCCATTACTCAATATGTGTTAGTTAACTTTTTTAGGTTGTTTAATATTTGCTTTTTAATTATCTTTAATATTTCATCATAGTGAGGAACAAGTTTAACTCCATTAATAGCCTTTTCAATTTCTTCTATTGTGTAGGATTTTTCAAATGACTTTCCATATTTTTCAGTAATACTTGGTAATGCTTCAGCTTTAACTTGTTCTTTAGTCATATCTTCCCATTCACAAAGACATTCGTTAGGAACGCACTTGCCATCACATTTATCTTCTTTCTCATGTAGTAAAAAGGCTTTAGGAGAACCAAGAGGACAATTAACGTCTCTTACTATTTGAATCATATCTGATAGTTCTAAAATGTTGATGCCTTCTTTTAAATAATTATCAAAAGTTAGTGAAGTTATTCTGTCGCTACTCCATTTTTTTATTATAATTTCTTCTAATTCATCCACACAACTACTATCCACTTCCACAGGTTCTAAGTTATCCGCTTTAATGTGGAGGGTGTTGTTGAGGGTTAGTAATATGGGGTTTATAAGTTTCATTTTATAGTTTTATTGATTTATACTTCTTAATCATTTCTCTGCATTTTTCACAAGTTATTTTACCATTTTTTGTTTCATAAATACAAGCTGATTCACCATAACCAAAATATTGTTGAGTACATAATGCAGCTCTTCCCTGATAATTACAAGGGTCGACCAAACACCATTTTGCGTTTTTAATTTCATATCCATCGTCATCAACAGTTATTTTTACAACATAGTTTAAGCTCATCTCTACTTGTTTAAATGTTTATAATTTATTTTTCAAATAATTAATTTGTTTGGTGAGTATAAACTCTCCCATAAAGTAAATAGTCTTTTATTTAATACCTTCAGCCTTTCAACTTCCTTAGTTAACTCGTCTATCTCGCTTTGGCTGGAGTTGTTTGTAACTTCAATTACTTCATCTACAAGAGTTTTTATTTCATCTGTAAAAAATTCACTTTCAAAATCATATCCAAAATCATTTGTTAGTACCGATTTGATTTCCTCCGCTTTGTTTGTTCCCATGTTGTTTAGTTTAAATTGTTTATTTCTTGTTTTACTTCCTCAAATTCTTTAATATCATCATCAGCCATATCACCCCATAATTTAGCGTACTTTATATTCTCATCTACTATAAGTTTAGCCAACATCTTAACTTCTTCTATGTGTCTTTTAGCTGGCATTTCATTTTCTACTATTTTCCAAATGCTATCAACTAACTCTTTAGCTTTTATCTGTGCTGGTGTCATAACTTTAATTTTCTACAAATATACTTGTATAATATGAATATTCCTAATTTATTTTGTTAAATTTTAAAATGGGTCATCTAAAAAATTATTGTTTTGTTGTAATGGCTCAGGCTCATTTGCCAAACTTACCCAACTACCTGAATGATAAAAACTACCTTCTTCAATGTACCTACCACTTGGTGCATGGTAAGTAAAATCTGAAAAACCTATCATACCCCAATGGCTAAACTTTACCTTTTGAACATAGACAAAAGTCTTATTGTTTTCATCTCGGTAAACACAAATTCCATTGTCTGACTTATTAAAGAAGTTAGCACTACCTGCAATATCGTATAAAGTTGGAATGTCGTATTTACCGCTTACTTTGTCTTTGCCTATCTTACGAGGGTGAGCAACTAAAAAGCACTGCACGTTGTAAAGTTCGCAAAAGTTAGCTAACATATCTAAACTCTCACCAATGTACTTTGTTTCACTTGCCCCGTATTTATGCTCTAACTTATTCCAAGCATCTATTACAAAGCAATCGATACCATGTTTTAATTTAAGTTGTTTAACGTGGTTTAGTATGCTTTCAAGTGTAAAGTCCTTTTCAGGTTTAACAAACCAAATATTATTATTTAAAGCCTTTTGACACATTTGAACTTCTAAAAAACTCATTCTATCATGATAACCAGCATCCCAGCTTTTTCCTATTATTTTACGGGCTAACTTACTGAAATGTAATTTAGTAGGCTTGTTTTCGGGTGAATAAAAAGCACAACGCCACCCATGATGTATGTTTAAACGTAGTACTATTTCATCTACAAACTCACTCTTACCATGTCCAGGTATTCCCGTTATTGTTGTAATGTAACCTTTAACAAAAGTTAGGCACTTATCAAAACGTGTATGCCCTATCTTAAATCCTTTCTCAAGTCCATTCTCATACATATCAATAATGTCATCTTCCATATCTTCAATGGTGAACACACCCTCCAATGGAAACTCTTTAGCCTCTGAAATAGATTCTATTATCCCTTGTATTCCATACTTTTGTAAGCACTCATTAGCATCTTTGCAATCTTTAAAAGTAACTATCTTACAACGTTCTTTGCCTAATCTATCTGCAAATTCATCTAACAACCTACGCCCAGCGTTATCGTTATCAAAACATAAGTAAATTAACGGGGTGTTTACAAACTTATGTGCAACCCTATCAAAGTACTCTAAATTATTTGTTTTTATGTTTGCTCCGTTTGGAACGCTTAAAACGTTTTTAAAGCCACTTTGGTAAATACTTAAGCAATCTATCTCACCCTCACATAAAAACGATTCTAAATCAAAATTAAAGCTATTTCCAAGCCCATAGAATATTAGTTTAGCATCCTTATAAAGTTTAAAGTTCTTATTTCCATCACGAAATTTAACGTTTGTTAGTTCGTTGTTTTCATCAAAGTAATTAAATTGTATTGTGTTTTCTTCTTTACCCGTTTGAGGCATCCATTCCAATCCTTCACTAATTTTAAAATCAATCAATGTTTGTTGGTTTATTCCCCTACCCTCAAACCATTTAACCGCCTTTTGGCTTAACTCTGTTTTGTTTTTCCAAACTGGCTTAACATAAACTTTTTCATCAATAAATATTTCTTTAGGTAAACCGCCTTTCCAATTACAAGTTGGGTGGTTGCAATGCCAAATT